GTATAAAGGTCTCGAAGAGGTATTGGACAAAACGAATCCTTTTAAACAAGTCGTAGTTGTGCGCTCAGCCGTGCAGACACGAGATCAGGGTTTTGTTCCAGGTACTCTTGATGAAAAGATGGAGATTTACGAAACTCCTTATAAAGAAATTTGTGAAACCTTATTTAAACGTCCCGATGCATGGGACAGATTGAAGGAACAAGGCCATGCCAGATTTATCTCAACAACAGCTATTAGAGGTATTTCTATTGATGATGCTATTATTGTTGTGGATGAATCACAGTCGATGACATTTCATGAACTGTCGTCCGTTATTTCTCGTGTTGGACACCGTTCAAAAATCATTTTCATCGGTGACTTGAAACAGAATGACTTACTCAAGTCTAAGTATGACGTTTCAGGACTAAAAGACTTTTTGCAAGTAGCAGAAGCCATGAAAGAATACACCCATATTACATTTACACCAGATGACATTGTGCGTTCATCTTTGGTTAAATCGTGGATTGTTGCTTGTGATAAATTAGGATTTTAATGTTATACAATCATTGCCCGCCTGTGAAATTGCCCGACCTTGTTTCAGTGACAGGTGCCGACGGCAAAAGGTATTATACAACACCTTCTGGTGTAAAATTACCATCTGTCACTACTGTCGTTGGAGCCATGAAAAAGGGTTCTATCATGGAGTGGCGCAATGCTGTAGGACCAGAAGAAGCTAATCGTGTATCACGTGCAGCTTCTGGTCGAGGTAACCGTGTACATAACATGGCAGAAAAATACCTCAAGAACGAAGCAATTGATTGGCGTAAACAGATGCCTGATGCTGCGGTAATGTTCCGTTCGTTGATTCCACACATGGATCGAATCAATAACATTCATTATATTGAGCAAGCTCTCTGGTCCGAAAAGGTCGGTATGGCGGGTCGAGTAGACTTGATTGCAGAATGGGATGGGGTTCTCTCTGTTATTGATTGGAAGACTTCTTCTAAAGTTAAAACGTTAGAAGATATTCCAGATTACCTCGCACAATGTGTGGCATATGCCGCAATGTATCAAGAACATGTCGGCATTTCTATTGACCAGATTGTTATTGTTATGGCTGTGGAACAAAGTCCACCAATCATCTTCATAGAGAAGACTGCGGATCACATAAATACATTGGTGGAACATATCGGGTATTACCGAAAAACCCTAACAGCTAAATAATATAACAACAATTTTAGGAGTAGCTATGCACTTAACAGAAGAAATGAAAGCACAAATCGAATTATCGGAAGAAATCTTTTTGGAATTCATCGAAACTATGGCCAATGACCTGTATGAAGGTCTAGATGAAGATTACGAATTGACCGAAGAAGAAGCAATCATTGCCGATGAAATGATGGAACACTTCGTCGAGAACTTCCAACATCTATCGTTAAAAGAATCTGCAACAATGGCTATCACAGGCCAACAAGATCCTAACCAGGAACTCTTTGAAGAATTCATCGAAGCAGCTTTGGACGAATCGGTTGGTGGTGCAGTTGCTGGCGTTGTTCATGGTGTCAAGAATATGCTATCGAAGCGCAGAGCCAATAAGGCAGCCAAGTCATCTATGGGTGCAACAAAAGCTCACGATAAAGCATGGGACCAATTGACTGCGGCTAAAAAGTCTGCTAAAGGTTCTACAGGTATCGTAGGAACATTCAAGAAAGCCAAACTTGCAGCAAGACAAAAGAAGCGTGATGCAGCATTTGCTAGCCAAGAACGCTCACATGTGGCAGCAGGCGCCGCAGCATCAGCACACAAAGCTGGCCTAAAGTCTCGTGCATCATTGCATCTCTAAAGCTAAAGCCCGTGTCAAGTCGGCAGTATCTGCTGGAGCACACAAAGTTGCATCAGTTGCAGGTCGTGTAGCTGGCTCACTATAATAGGCTAAAATGGCAACAAAACTCGGAACAACCGGAATAACATTTCCGGATGGATCAATCCGGACTTCAGCGCGGGCGCTAAATTATAGGCAACGGGCCATATTTGGCTATGGTTATTCCGGTGGGTATTTGGCCACAATTAATTATGTGTCGAATACCGGTGTTGCCGAAACAAATAGTCCTTTTACAATTGGAACCACAAGATACTATCTTGCCGCAGCAGGTTATGGCGGCGATAAAGCACTCTTTGGATTTGGTTCCAATGGTGCATATCAAAATGTGACCAATAAGGTCACCGAATTGGGATTTGTTGGTGGAGATAATAGCACAATAGGCGCAGCACGATATGGTGTAGCCGCTTCAGGTTATGGTGTAGGTAAAGCAATCTTTGCTTTTGGTGCCAATCAATTTGGTTACAGTACTACAACAGATTTAGTAACGGATCAAGGTAATATATCATCGGAAGTAACCTCAGCTGGTTCCATAAAAACAAACTTGGCTGCTGCAAGTTACGGAGGCGATAAAGCAATCTTTGCATTTGGCTCGCCTTCCGGAGTAGGATATGCTTCTTCATCGTATTTGGTTTCAAATGCCGGCATTATATCAACCGATACGAGTACTGTCGGAACTGCTAGAACATCATTGGCCGCGGCATGTTACGGAGTAGATAAAGCTATATTCGGTTTTGGCAATAATGCAGGATATACTGTGATAACAAATTTAGTTTCAAATGTTGGCGTCATAGCTTCGGATGTCAATGCAACAGGTGTTGCCAGAACCTTGTTGGCGGCCGCCACTTATGGTGGTGATAAAGCAATCTTTGGTTATGGTAATGCAACCGGATTAGGAGACACGAGAATAACAACTCTTGTATCAAATACTGGAGTGGTTGCAGGAGATTCGTCAGGAGCAGGAACACCGAGATACGGTTTAGCTGCCGCAAGTTATGGTTCATAAGGTATAAAATGTCAACAACACTTAACTATACTGGGGTATTATATCCTGATGGAACACAAGCAACAACACTGAATAGATTTAAAAAAGCTGTGTTCGGATTTGGTAGAAATTCTTCTCCGATGAACACATTAAATCTTGTTACAAATACTGGGATAGTATCGTCCGATGCTTCTACGACAGGTGCTACTGTGAGATATGGACTCGCTGCGGCAAGTTATGGAGGTGATAGAGCAATCTTCGGTTATGGTTACCCAGGATCAGGCTTCTATTCGATGACAAATCTTGTGTCGAATTTGGGAACACTTTCCGCAGACATTTCGGGAGTAGGCACTCCAAGATATGGTCTCGCAGCGGCGAGTTATGGTGGCGATAAAGCAATCTTCGGTTTTGGGTATGGTGGTAGTCCGAGTTCTGGTCATTTAAATATGACAAACTTGGTATCAAATGCGGGAACAGTTTCCAATGATGTGACTGGTGTAGGTACTGCTAGAAGTTACTTAGCGGCAGCGAGTTATGGTGGCGATAAAGCAATCTTCGGTTTTGGTTTTAACGGATCATATCTATCAATAATGGACCTTATATCCAACACCGGAAGTACAGTAAACTCCACATCAGGAGTAGGCACTCCAAGATATGGTCTCGCAGCGGCGAGTTATGGTGGCGATAAAGCAATCTTCGGTTTTGGGTATACAAATGCTACAAATTATTCAATTGCTTTAACGAATTCCATATCCAATACTGGAGTGGTTTCGAATGATGTGTCTTTTGCCAGTACAGGCCGTTACTATTTGGCCGCAGCGAGTTATGGTGGCGATAAAGCAATCTTCGGTTTTGGATTAACTAATGTGACAGTCACTACAACAAATTTGGTGTCAAATTTAGGAATAGTTGCGGGGGATATACTGAGTGCCGGCACATCAAAAGACTCGTTGGCGGCTACTAGTTTTAGCCAATAAAATAGGAATACAATGGCAACATCATTAATCTCAACAGGTTTACAATATCCAGACGGTTTCGTAGAAGGAACTGCATATGCAAGCACAGCTAGGGCTATTTTTGCCTATGGAGGCTTGACAATGGGTGCAACAGTATCCTTAAGTAATCAGGTTAATATGTACGGCCTGATTTCCACAGATATAACCGGTGTCGGAACGGCCAGATACCGACTTGCTGGTGCAAGTTATGGCGGCGATAAAGCAATCTTCGGATACGGATGGACAAGTACACCAACTATCGTATCTATATCCAATTTAGTTTCAAATACTGGTGTTGTTAGTGGTGATGTAACTGGAGTAGGCACCCAACGATCAAATCTATCGGCCGCTGGATACGGAGGAGACAAAGCTATATTTGCATATGGTTATACAGGCTCTTTAGTATCTATGTCGAATTTAGTATCAAATATTGGCGTTGTAGCAACAGATACTACAGGAATAGGCACAAGCCGATCCGATTGCGGCGCAGCCGGTTACTCTGCATAAATATTTTAACATGTAAAAGGAAAACATTATTATGGCATCAAAACTCAACTCAGAATTTAATTACCGTTATCAAGTTAACGGTGAGACCGTATGGGAAAAAATTAAAACATTGAAAGGATTCCTTGAAGGACGTTTACGTGCAGCAGCACTTGAAAAAGTTGCAGAACTAAAGTATCAGGCTAAACTGGCCGAACTACAACACCTTAAAGAGAATCAAGGTCTCACACACGTTATCTTAAATCTTCAAGCAGAAATTCTTGAACTGGAATCATTCTTACCGGGACAAGTAGAAGCGTTCGAATTGAATCGCACTGAAATTAAAATGCTTGAGAAATTATTGGCAGAATGTTTTGTAATTGCAGAGCCAACACGTATGCGTCACGAAGATGGAACTCCATACACCGATGAAGAAATGTATGAGGCTAATGCTGCAAACGAATTCACTGTAATGATCGGTAAAGAGATTCATGCAGAGGTTATTGCAAATGGCCGTCCATCTCCTGCTAAATTGCGCAATGCGATGTCCAACCCACACACATGGGCAGCATTACAGCAAGTTGGATTAGTTCCGCAAAATGCAATGGTACTTATCGGCAGTGACGATCCTTTGAAGATTGAATTCAAAGTACCAGAAGAAGAAGCACCTCAACAATTGGAGAACAAATAAATGTTTAATCTATGTTCGGTAAAATCGACCGATCTAAGCACAGTTTTCGGACAACCAGGATTGCCTGGACAAGAAGCCATTGCACCAAAATATACAGACCTGAATACTATCATGATCGGTCAAAAACCAGATTCATCAGGATATTTACTTCTCAGTGATAAAGTGGTTAAAGAATTTAAAAAGCAAACTTCTATCCCAGAAGGTTACGACTTCATCTTCCGTCAAGCATGGGGCCTAACCATCAATGAAGAAATTATCCATCGTGTAATTTCAACATTACGAGCAGAATCATATCCGCCAATGTCCGACTATTTGGACGCCAAGGTAAAGGGTGATGCACAAGCAGAGCAAGCGTACCTTGATGCTTGCCAGGCAGTAAAAGCTAAGTATCCTAAATTTAGCTTCTAAACTCATTGACAGGGTTTTCGGGGTATGTTATACTCCGTTTTAATGATAGTAAACTTGGTATAAGAAAAGTATTCTGGACGCGGGTTCGACTCCCGCCAGGTCCACCATAAAGCATACTTGGTGCCATAAGTTTGATAAGGCAGGAAACGAGCGAGTATGTTTTATAATGGGCCTGCCATGGTTTCGACAGGGTAACAAGTAAGGTATCGGGCTATCCGTCAGAGTTGACGTAAACACTAAATCAAAATAAATGCAAATGACGAAAGTTACGCATTGGCAGCCTAAACGCTGACTAGGGTTTTTGACAGTTTATCCTCGTAACAGAATTAAACTGTCTTTCAAAACAGGAGAACTATGCAAAGTAAACCAATACTTTTTAGCATCGCGTTCTCGGCCTTAATCTTCATAGCTGCGGCAGTAAATATCGACATTTACAAAATGCCATACAAAACCAGCTACCATTCTCTCAACGAAGAAACACAACGACAGGTTACCTGTCTCGCCGAGAACATATACTTTGAAGCTGGTCATGAACCACTCGAAGGAAAGAAAGCTGTGGCTTTCGTAACTATTAACAGAGTGCTAACTGGGAATTATGCACCGACAATATGCGACGTTGTATACCAGAAAAGGGGTAATACCTGCCAATTTTCATGGTACTGTGACAGTAAAATCTTAAATAAAAGATTGACAATCAAAGAGACTTCGTTGTATAATGACATTCGTGATCTAGCGGTACACCTAGTTTTGAACTTTGAGCTGTTGGATGACGTAACTTCTGGATCAACCTATTATCACGCCGATTATGTAAATCCTAATTGGAAAAAATTGAATAAGGTTGACCAAATTGGTCGTCACATTTTCTATAGATCGAAGATTGACGAAATTAACAAAAATAGGAGTTTTATATGAATAAAGAAACTGTTACATTTCTCGTTTGCGTGACTATCATTGCACTGGCTGGTATTGCTGGTGGTGTAATCTACAACACGAATGACCGAAATAATATGGCTAAAAATATTGAAGCAGCTATCAACAAAGGTATCGATCCTCTTTCTGTTAAATGTGCATATGATACCAGCTCCACAACAACATGTATGGTGTACTCCGCCAACGCGAAAAAATAATGCCTACAAAAGAAGAAATCTCCAAGTTCAGTGAATTAATCGAAGAACTTGTGTATCAACGCGATATTGAATATATGGATGCGGTCATTACACATTGCAATGAAACAGGATTCGAAATTGAATTGGCTGCATCACTATTGTCTTCACCTATTCAGGCGAAGATTGGTGAAGAGGCTCAAGCAATGAACATGATGAAGAAAATTAATAGATTATTCCTATGAATGAAGCTGGTGGATTTGAAGCCTATGCGATGTATAATGCCCTCAAGCTGCATTTCACTGGCAAATATGATTATGTTAAATACAATGGTAAGACACCGGTATCTAAAGAGCAATTCATGCTCCGTAAGGATAAATTTCAATTCTACAAAGTAAGTAGAAAATATAAGAGAGAAGAACTCTTTGGATTCCTGGTGGCAAACCTTCTCATTAAGCCCAAACTTTGGGCTGGCGATCTTACGACAGATGATGCCGACACAAACTACAAGAACTGGTTAAAGGTCCAGCAATCACTCACGTACATCTTTGAGCAAGACTTGAATCATTTATTTGATTTGGTAGACTCACCTGATGATATACTGAAAGTGGTTGACGGCCAGTACCCATTATTGTATAATGAATTTCTTCAAGGTCGTGTTCATAAAGAAACGGTAATTCTACTTGATAACCAAATGAACTTCATGTCTATGTGGTTGAATAAAGTAGAAGATGATATCATGTTCCCGACATTCGTTAGGCAATGTAACAAGTATCAACCATTTATCAATTATGATAAAGAAAAAGTTTTGAAGATTCTCAAGGATAAAATATGTCAATCCGCATAGATAAAATTTACGTTGATATGGACGGTGTCATTGCAGACTTTTACAAACGTTATCAGGAAATGTTCAATATTTCTCCCGATGATGGCCGTTACAAGAAACAGTTCTCAGGCAATTTCCCCAAATTTATCGAGACACAACAGTTCGCAACATTGGATTTAATGCCAGATGCACGAGACTTGATTAACTTTTTGGATAACCAAGTTATAACCAAAGAGATTCTATCATCCACTGCTCGACCTGAAAATGATGCCGCTATCTCTATGCAGAAGGCTCGTTGGTTGGCAACACACAATATCATTTACAAAACAAACTTTGTGCCTGGAAAACAACACAAGTACAAGTTTGCAACACCAAATTCTATCATCATTGACGACACGAAATCGGTCATTGATGATTGGAACAAAGCTGGAGGTATTGGTATTCTGCACACAGATGCCATTTCTACCATATCCAAGCTAAAGATGTATATCTAAGAAGGCTATATACCATACACATTATGATATATTGAAATATTACGAAATACAATTAATACAACGTTTATACAAGGACATACAATGACTTCATTCGCAAATCTAAAGCGCAACTCTGGCAATCTAGACAAACTTGCCAAGGCTATCGAGCAACTCAATAGCACAGACTCAAACTCCAAAGTAGATAATTTCTGGAAACCAGAAGTAGACAAAGCCGGTAACGGTTATGCTGTACTGCGTTTCTTGCCAGCACCAGCAGTTGATGGTGATGACGGTCTACCATGGGTTAAAGTATTCGATCACGGCTTCCAAGGTCCCGGCGGTTGGTATATTGAGAACTCATTGACCACACTTGGTCACAAAGATCCAGTTTCTGAATACAACTCTCAGTTGTGGAACTCTGGTATCGAAGCAAACAAAGAAGTGGCACGTAAACAAAAGCGTCGCCTGTCTTACATCTGTAACATCTATGTTGTAGAAGATTCTAAGAACCCACAAAATGAAGGCAAAGTCTTCTTGTACAAGTTCGGTAAGAAAATCTTCGATAAGAT